TACGCCTCTAGAGCGTTGACCAACATATTCCCTCCCACGGGAAAAGGGTGGTACTGCCACGGTTCCTGGCGGGTATCCAACACATAGAAGTGTTTGTCTTGGTGGACTAAGATAGCGGGCTGTCGCTCTCGGTTTTGAGCTTGGGCCTTTTCTTCTCGGAGCTTACCTGCTTCGCGTGCTGCGATTCGACAGCACTTTTCCCAAGCGTTTTTGAGTGACGGAGCCCCTTCGGATTGGTCTGCAGCTACGCTTCGATGGATGAAGCGATAGATTTGATTGGGGTCTGTGGCTTTGAGATACCCACCGAGGGATGCGATGCACTCCATTAGGGCGTTGTCTCTGTTGCCGGGTTTGCCCAGGGGCTCTCCCTGTTGGAGCTTGTGTAAGTATCTTCCAGCGAGGCTGGCCCCAATGAGGTGTCTCCACTCCTCTCGTGTGGGAGGTACGACCTCTCGTTTGGTATCGTCGATGTGGGCGGTGCTGGTGCCCACTTCTGTTCTTAGTCGTGCGGGTGGTGTCCATGTAAGTGTGTATCCATCTGCGATAGGTGTGAAGTCAACAACGGACTGTGTGTGTTTTCCGTCGCGTGTGACGTGGGGTAGTCGAAAAGACGTGGACCATACAGAGAGGGTCTCGGCTGTGTCAGCAGGGATACCGTTGTCGATAAGGTACTTACGAAACTGGTTGTAGAAGGACTTCCAGTGTCGAGCGAGTATGGGCTTATCGAGTCTCCAGACGAGTCGGTAGCCAGCGCGGGTGGTGTAGATACCCGCATCTTCGAGCAGGGGGTTGATGGTCAGCTCGTCCATCGCCTGTTGTTTTTGCTCTTGGCTCTCCCACTCTGCATGTCCGGGGTTGTCCACGTCGATGAATAACCATTGGACCTTGGGCTCTTTACCTTCATCGATGAGCCATTGATGGGCGGATTTGTTGATACGAGGTAGCTCTGTTTCTCCTTCTATGTAGTAGCAAGCTGCGTGTGCATCGGTTGTATAGCGGTACTGGATAGCTTCCTTCCAGTCTAGTAGTGGGAACGTTCGGACGGCACTGGTGGGTCCGTCTAGGCCCTTGACGTGGCGGTCGGGCCAGACGCATAGTTGGGTCATGGGGTTCACCTAGAGGTATGTATGTGGGAGATGTATGTAGGTCTATCTGCTGCTAGACTTCGCTTGCGGTGGAGCTGCTGGCCAATGGGTCAGGTAGTCTGCCGCGACCTCGCTGTAGTACCACTTGTTCTTATTGTGGCGCAAGGCAAATTTTGTAACTAACCCTTTGTTGGCTAGTCGCTTCAGTGAATCTTGTACCCCTCGAAGGGAGATGCCCGTTGTTTCGTGCAGTTCTGCCGTGGTGCACCCTTTGGCTCCTGCGGTATGCAACGCCGTGAGTAAGTCGTATTGTGTTTTCTTTATGGTTAGCGAACGTCCGTCTGCTTGTTTTGGCATGTTATTCCTTTTCTTATATCAGTTTGTCCAACCATCCTGGCTGGATTTCATCTTCTGGGTTTTTGGATGCTCGGTCCATGGCGACATCGAGCTGGTGTTTTGTTAGTAGTAGATTTTGGTAGGACATCCCAGTCCACACGAGCACGCGAAAGTAAATGTCATTGGAGCTGCGCTTCGCGTCTAAGTTTTTGACTTGCTCAAGTTTTCCTCGTTTCAACATGGGACCATCCTCCGAACTGGTTTGAACTGGTTTGGCGTTCTTTGTTAATTACTATCAGGTTTTTGTAGCGAGGTCACCTCCTCCTTCAATTCCCAATAGCTGTGAGGTAGAAAGAAAGTCTGCTGAAATTCAATCTCTGTCACATAGCCAGTCTGTTCCGAACACTCCGGGCAGACGTGCTCATAGGGCGTACCCTCCGCAGCGGCCTTTGCCGTGGTGTGGGAAACTAGGGTGCCGCAGCCCCGGCAAGGGAATCCCATTTTTTGGAACTTCTCTAGCCATTTGGCTTGCCTACGGCGCACATAATCAAGAGAGCGTTTTCGCATACTTACCTCCTCCTGCTCGGATGCTGGGGTAGTACCTCCAGCTTCGCGTTCACTCGTTTAGCCTTGCAGGTCAGGCATGGGTTAAGGTGCGTACATCTCTGCTCTGGGAACATCGACTTGACCCGGCCCTCACACCCGCGTTGGGCTAGTGTGTCGATAAGTCTTAGCGCATCTACGCCTAGTTCAAGATTCATCACTACGCCCTCCACCAGATGGGCTGGTTCCTTTTCCACTTTGCAAACCCCTTCTCTCCGATGTAGAACGCTCGATAGGCTTGGACCACATCGTCAGTCTTGTACTGGTCTGGCATACACTGTGGTTGCGTCGACCATCCGTTGTCCTCGATGCAGGAGCGTTGTAGCCTAGTGGCCTCGATAACTTCCTGGCAGGCATGTATCTTACCATAGCGGGCGGTGTACTCCCAGCACAGTCCTAGTCCGTGCTGGACTAGCCAGTCGAAGTGTTGGCGGCTTTCACGGGTCCAGACGGTACACGGATGGTTTTTGTGTGTGGGCTTGTACCTTGCGTGTCCACCGTTGAGCACGATGGCAGTACAAAGCATTTGAGCGCACTCTAGTGGCATCTTCACAATGTGCTTGTCGCACTGTTGCTTGGCTGCGCTGATGGGGTCTGTGTCTAGTACAAAGATGTTCATCACTCCACCTCCACCGCCATCGCCACGTTGTCGAAGTCGGATATATATAGCTCGTCCCAGTCTGCGTAGTCAGGTTCATCGTGTCCCTCATGCACCTCGACGAAATCTTGAGGGTCACTTATGAAACCAGCCGCTGCTTCCCACTCGTCTATCCAAGACTGGTACTCCTGACCTTTCTCGCTCTCCTGCCATTCCTCACTTCGAGCGTCGAAGAACTCTGTCAGAGAGTCTCGCACTTCTTCTGCGAATTCTTCAGCTTCTTCTAAACAACTTCTATCTAAGTTGCCTATGTCGCTCAAAAGGTCAGCCCCTAGAAGCTCTACGGTGTCGTGCAACTCTTGGTATAGTTCCGCGAGCTTGTCGTTGTATGCGTCTACAAGAGCACTACCTTCTGCTTGGTACTCCTCTAGCTTATCGACTATCTCTCTATGTCTAGCTTGTTGTGATGATGTTAGTTTTTTCATTTGTCTTTTCCTCTTTGGTTTTGTTGGTTTGAATAAGGTAATAGCTTTTCGCGAATAGTCAATAGTTTATTTAAAAGAAAAGAAAAGAGGGGGTAGTATGTCTCCCCCCCGCTCATGCTCTTGACCTCTTTCGAGTACACACACCGGCAAAGTTAGACCGTTCAAGAGCTTCCTCCCTGTTCTCGTCTCTCGACACTGAACAGCAAGCAAATGTCTGCGAGGATGTTCTGCGCTTGGGTCAAGTCGTTGGCCAGTAGACTCAACCCTCCACGCCCTTACAAAGTAACTACTCAGGATAGCCAAGTTGCAAGACCCTTTCGGGACACCTCCCAAGTTTCCCCAGGAGGTAGAGAGGCTTCCACCTCTCGCAGTTGTATTCTAGGGGCTGCCCCCATTTCCCTGAGACTTTTTCAGTTCTTAGGGTGGATGCCTAATCCGACCGTTAGGAGGATGAATACACAAGTTCCCCCTAAGCAACTCAACAGTAATGAAGCTCTCTACAGCTTCCCCTCTTGAGTTACTCACTGGCAGGTTTTACCTTGGGTAGAGACCAAGTTAGTCCTGCCGCGCTCACAAGTCCGGTGGCAGGAGTGTGTGAACACTCCCCATGTCGGACGCGCTTCTGCCTATCAACCGCCTACTTGCGGTTGAGAGAGGCCCGGTTAAAAAACCTCTCATTTAAAGACCCGGCAGCTAGGGGTCAGTTAGCGATGTAAAAGAACGATGGTGGTTACGGAGGCATGAAGGGCTCCTTGGTTGTGGCATTTAAGGGAATGTTTTTCTTATGTTCCCTCCCCCCTCAATTATAGAGACGGACTCGAACCACATCTTCGGATACACAATCTGCATTTTTATTCAATTTCTTCTGCACACACCCAGACCCACGCCTGGACGTAGCACCCACCTGCATCGTTGTCCTCACTGATGGACACCTCTGCACCCTCGTCCACTTCGATGTGTCCGGGGTCGTGGTACATTTCTCGTGCTGCCTTGCGATACTTGTCTTCTAGGTCTTTCACTTTCTTTGCTCCTCCGTCTTTCATTACGAAAGCGTGTTTCTCATCTCGCATTTCGGATTTCAGCCTTTCAAGTTCATGTCTATCCATAGATTACCTCTCCAAAGCACGCTTGCTGGATGATGGCATCCGCGATGTCCGAGCCCACATCCCCACCACATCCCCGCACCACAAGGTTCCTGATGGCAGACTGGTAGTAATCGTTGAGCTTGCCGTGCAGGAACAGCTCCAGGACAGCCTTCTCCACATCCTTCGGTTTGATAAAGAACTCCTTTCCGGTGTCTGCATCCGTGAAGTGACACCCATTTTCCTCACTGTCCATGGCAGCGGCCCAATAGGATATGCCGTAACTGGCCATCTCAATGATGCCGTCGTAGGCGTCCCTCGTTAGCTGAAACTCTCTGGACATTTTCGTTTGCTTCTCCCCGTCTTTTTCTTTCTGGGATTCCACCAGTTCGACATACTTATCAGCGAGCGTTGCCATCTTGAACAGCTCGTCGCTTGCGACCTGGCGACCTTCGGAGTTTCCATCAGTCCACAGTGCAAGCAGCATCCGAAGTGCTCCCGCCCAAGTGGGTGTTAGGTCTATAGTTGTGACTTCTTTTTCTGTTTGAGTTTCTGTTTTCTGTTCCATTTTTCTTTCTCCTTCTGTTTTTACTAAACGTCCTCACGGCGTGAAGCCGGATACGCTTTTTATTTTTCTGTTCCTTTTCTAATCCCTGCCCACATGGTGATGACAAACACCAGCACTATGCAGGACGTTGGCCACGTTAGCATGTCTCACACCCTGCCCAGTCCACTAGGTGGTCCGTGGGTACTACCAGCTTCACAGTGATGGTAGTTTCTCCAAAGTAGTCATCGTGGTACACCTCACCTTTTGAGGGCACCTCCACTCGAAACTCCACAGGTCGGACCTTGCTCTCTTTGAGCAACTCTCTCACACCATGTCGAGCTTGTGCGTCTGTCAGTTCCATTTCGTTTCTCTCTTTGTTTTTTGTTTTCGGTTTTGTTTAGAATTGAGCAGCCATCGCCCGGAGTTCCTCCTCGTGGTTCTCGATGGCGACATCGATGTTGCCTGGGTCACTTACGTACCCAGCTTTATAAGCATACCGACCTGTGGTCCATAGCTCCCCATTCTCTAGGAGTCTGTATCCCTTTCGGCGTGCTACGATTTTCTTTGCCTTGCTCATTTTGTTTCTCTCTTTGTTTTTGTTTTTTGTTTTGTTCTGTTTGAGTATCTTAGTTTTCTATTCGCGAAAGGTCAACTACTTTCTTTTCCTTTTTGGTATCCATCTCGATACCAGCCATCTCCCTTGAGAATGAAAGAGCCCTTGCTTATGAGCTTCGTCATGGCTCGCTTGCAGCATTCCGGTGGTGGGTCATCGTAGCGTTGTAGTCTCGTGGCTCCCTTGCCACACTTCCCACAGTGGTATTCATACAGTGGCATTGGCTTCCCTGGCAGCGGCGAAGGATGCATCGAAAAACACATCGGGGATTTCGTAGTCGTCGTCATACCCATCTAGGGCATGGCAGCACCTCTCTGCTAGTGGCGTGCATAGCACAGTGTCATCGTTGTCTAGGTAGGGCACAGGGTCAAACAGTAGTTCTTCCCTGCACCACTTCAGTGCATCGTCATACATTCTATCTCCTTGCCAGCCTTGGCAGTCCGAGTTTGTCTCGGAATAGACTTGTAACAAACTCTGTGCTGTAGCTCACAGTGGTACGAAAGGCAGTGCCCCCTAAGTTTTCAAACTCTCTAAACGAATTGTCGAAGGCATCGTTGACTTGGTCCTCTAGGTCTTCCCCTGTTTTATCCGGGTTTGCTAGGCACAGTTCAATCAAAGCATCCTCTACGTCTGACTCACTCTGTCCGATCATATCGTGTAGGGTGTAGGTGTCGTAGTCATCCGAACGCTCCAAGGTTTTGATTAGGTGTTGAAAGGTCTCGCTGTCTATTACATCTTCGGTTGTCATTGTTAAACTCCTGCTGCCATGCGCTCTGCTGTTTTGATTAGGACGGTTGCCCAGTCGTATCGTGTCAGGTTCCTTACGAAGCTCTGGCCGTTTGAGTAGCTACCCCGTACCATTTCGGGCTTGGCTCCAAACTTGGCTTCATACGCCCGGATGAACCTACCCGCATCGCAATCTTCCTCAAGGTAGAAGGTCTGGCAGTCTCGACTCATATATGAGAAACAACTCATATCTTGCCCAATGCCTAGCAGGTAGACCATAGCGAAGGGTACTTCGAGCCACCCGTGTCCAGGGTCAGTATGAAAGATGTATGTATTGACGTTTTGGTTTTGTGTGTTGTCTGACATTTTGTTTCTCACTGTTAGGTTTTGATTAGGTTTTTTGTTTTGTCTTGGTAAGTATATAAATATTCGCGAAAGGTTAGTCAATATTTTTCTTCAAAATTTTTTGGGTCTTAGTATCCGTTCATTAGTTCTTCGAGACCGTCTTCATCTGCTTGTTCATCGCAACACGCTTGGCAGAGGTATGAGCCTGTATAGCTGTAGAGCATGACTTCTTCTGCATCGCAGCCGTCGCACATATCCTGCCCAAATATTTCGAGCATCTTTTCACTGGTCATCTTTTGGTCGTCCATCATTCCCCCTCTATTTTTTCAGCAAGCCAAGGTCGATTCCATCCTTCGGGTACGTTAAACCACCCTTCCTTTTGTGGAATACAAAACTCTTGTCCTTGTTTGTCTACAGCGTTTCGTATCTCCGCAAAATCCTCAAGGGTCGGGCTACCTCCTGCCGCACAGCTTTCTGATAGTTCTACCTCCATCGTGTGAAGGTAGGAAATGCCTTCGGCACCCTTTTCTCTTGCGTAGTATGTCACCTTGTATCGGTTCATCATTCCCCCTATGCTGCCACTTGTTTCTCAAATCGTTGTACGTATGCCTTGTAGCCATGGACTTCGACGGTGATTGACTTGGCGGTACGCTTGCTGTCTTTAATTCCTGCACACAGCCCACATGCAGCGCATGTTATTGGCATGATGCTGTCATCTTTGGCGTTCAGGCACTCGACTTCGTTCTTCCGTACTTCGGCACCCTTCACACGAACTCGGAAGGTCCGCCATCCTAACGCGCTCGCTTCGTTCGTTTCGGCTTCAGTCATGGTCGACGCCATAAGGAATCCCCACTTTGTAGCGTCGAGGTTGCGCCATTGGCGAGTGTACCCGGTATGTTTTTTTGTGGTCAAGGCGACAGGGTTCCACACTTTCAAGGGTACTGCGGATGGGTCACCATAGGCACCAAAGCGCACCCACATGCCCGCCATGAGTAGGGCTGCATCCTTCGGGTTCACCTCCGGATAGTTACCGTTTCGGTATGCCTTCCATATGGACAGCGCAGCCTTGGAAGGG